ACACCCTGGAGGCCCTCTGATGGCGCTGAATCTGCCGCACAAGTTCTCACCCAGGTCGTACCAGGCGGAAGCCCTGGCCGCCTTCGACCGAGGGTGCAAGCGCCATCTCTGGGTATGGCACCGCCGCGCGGGCAAGGATCGCACCGCCCTAGCCCTCACCAGTAAGGCCGCCTGGCTGACCCCCGGGGTGTACTGGCACCTTTTCCCGGAGCTGAACCAGGGGAGGAAGATCTTGTGGGACGGCCGGGATCGTGACGGGAAGCCGTTCCTTGACGCCTTCCCGGAGGCAATCATCAAACGACGCCTCGACCAGGAGATGAAGATCGAGCTGAAAAATGGTTCGATCTGGCAGATCGTCGGTGTCGACAACGCGAACGCCCTCGTGGGCGCGAACCCGCGCGGGATCGTTCTTTCGGAGTGGTCGCTGATCGACCCCTTCGCCTGGGATCTCCTCCGGCCGATCTTGAGGGAGAACGGGGGATGGGCGATCTTCATCTTCACCCCTCGAGGAAAAAACCACGCCTTCCGGATGTATACCAAGGCGAAGGTAGACGCCTCCTGGTTTGTCAGCGTCAAGACGATCGCTGACACCGCCCGGGACAGCAAGGGAGAGAACGGATCCCCGGTGCTCACGATGGAGGACATCGAGCAGGAGCGCCGTGAAGGGATGTCGGAGGAAATGATCCAGCAGGAGTATTTTTGCTCCTTCTCCGGCTCGCTGGTGGGAGCCTACTACGCCGACCAGATGGCGCGCGCGGAGCAGGACGGACGGATCGGTATCCGCCCCTGGGAGCCCAGGGTGGAGTGCTACACGAGCTGGGACTTGGGGGTCTCTGACGCCTGTTCCGTCGGGGTCTTCCAGTCACTCGGGAACGAGCAGAGGTGCATCGACTACTACGAAGACCGGGGCAAGGGGATGACGGGTGCCATGAAGTGGCTGAAGGAGAAGCCATATATCTATGCCCCAATGGGGCACCTCGGCCCGCACGACATCAAGACCAGGGAGATCTCGACCGCCCAGTCCCGGATGGGGTTCGCCTACGAGCACGGCTTCAGCTTCACCGCCGTGCCGAAGCTTCCAATCGACGAGGGGATTGACCTGGTGAGGCGCACGATGCCCACCATGAGCTTCGACGCCGTGAAGTGCGCCAGGCTGATCGACGCCCTCCGAGCCTATCGGAAGGAGTGGGACGAGAAGAACCAGGAGTTTAAGAAACAGCCCCTGCACGACTGGTCGAGTCATGCGGCGGACATGATGAGGACGAGGGCGGTCGGATTCCGCCCCCAGTCCCGTGCCCCCAGGCCCAGCTTCGCTCAGATGGAGTTCGACCCTATGAATCACGACCGGCCAATACGCACCGGCCCCAGGAACTATAACACCGACTTCGACCCTTTTCGATAATAAGGGTCGACACCCAAGGAGGACGAGATGGCGAAATGGTTTTCTGGATCTTACCGCGGGGGCATCGAGGTCACGGTTGACGGATGCCTGGTGGCGTTCCTCATCAACAACACCGGCCACACGAGCGTGAAGGGGGAGCTTGTCCACGCCTCCCACACGGCGGACTACACGGCCGACTTGCTCACCAAGGACGTCCCCGACTGTATTGGCGTCGTTTACGCCTCGGGGATACCGGCTGGAGATCTGATGCCGGTCGCGATCGGGGGGATGCCGGAGGTTCTCCTTGAGGACGGAACCGGGGCGACCCGCGGGCAATGGATGCGCGACTCCGTGAACGTCGACGGGCGGGCGGTCGCCGAGGATCTCCCGGCCCCGCCGGCGAACACGAACCACTTCAACGAGATCGGCCATTGCCTCCAGTCGGTAGTCGCTGGGACGGACAAGCTCTGCCGGATCGTGATGCACTTCAACTGAAAAGCCTTTTAGGTCTTGACAGTCTCCCCGGGGAGGGATAATAACCAACGGTTACAAGACCGTCCCCGGGGAGGCCTGACCGATGAACCTTCGCCATATCGACGCCTTTCTCGAAAATCACTCCGCTGGCTGGAAGCCCTTCAGCGGCGACTTTAAGCTGAACAAGGACTCATTCAAAAAGGTCGGCCGGGTTGCCCTTGGGTATTTCACGGGGACTGGTATCGCCGGCGCCGCCGGCGGACTGGCCGGGGCCCAGGCGGCCGAAGGCAAGAACATAGCCATCGCGACGAAAAAGGCGGCCGCTGACGCTGAAGACGCCGCCTATAAGGCCGCCCACGCATCTGAGGTCTCCGCCCTCGGGGCCACCGCCGCGGAAGCACTCCGCAACAAGCGCCGGCGCGGGCTGTACGCGACTATCCTAACGGGGAGCGGCCCCTCGATGGGATCCCCAGGATCCAGCTCTGGCAAGTCGACCCTGGGCGCGTAAGTGATCCCTGATCCCCTCCAGCTACTCGCCTGGCAGGATAGGCTTCTCAACGTCCGAAGGAACTGGGAGCCCACCTGGCAGGACATCGCTGACTTCATCATCCCCAACAAGACCGGCATCACCACCCGCAATACTCCCGGGACGAAGCAGACCACTAAGCTCTTCGACTCGACCGGCAACCGCGCCCTGAAGCGCCTGTCCGCCGTCGTCCATGGTTCCCTTACCAGCTCGACGATCAAGTGGTTCAACCTCCGGATGCGGGACGAGCGGCTCAATAAGAGCCGGGCGGTCAAGCTCTGGCTGGAAGACACCACCTCCCGCATGACTTCCCAGATCAACGCCAGCAACTTTAACAGCGAGTGCCAGGAGGTCTACATAGACCTCACGGGCTTCGCTACCGCGGCCCTGTTCGTCGAGGAGGCCGCCGTCAAGGACATGAAGGGCTTCCCTGGGATTACCAACACCGCGCTCCCCTGCGGATCCTACGTCATTGACGAGGGCCCTGACGGCCTGGTGGACACCCTATTTAGGGACTTCCCGCTGTCGGCTACCAACATCGTGAAGAAGTTTGGGGATAAAGTTCCGGACGAGATTGCTAAGGAGGCGAAAGAAAAACCAGACACCCCGTTCGATGTCGTCCACGCCATCTATCCCAGAGAGGGGGGGAAGTCCACCCCGACTACCCCCGCTCGCGATCTCTCGTGGGCAAGCGTCCACGTCAGCAAGAAGCATAAGGTGGCCCTCTCGGAGGGCGGCTTCCACGAGTTCCCGGTGATGGTTCCTCGATGGTCAAAGTGTTCAGGGGAGACGTATGGCCGCGGCCCCGGGCATGAGGTCATCCCGGATGTCAAGACCCTGAATAAGGCGATCGAGCTGTCCCTCAAGGCATTCGGTAAGGCGATTGACCCGCCAATGACGGCCCTGCACGACGGTATCGTTGGTGGGGACGTCCGACTCATGGCCGGCGGAATTACCTACGTCACCGACAAGGACGCCCTCCATCCGGTGGAGCTGGGCTCGAAGTGGGACGTCGTGAAGTTCAAGACAGAGGACATCAGGGACGCGGTCAATAAATCATTCCTAGCTGACCATATCACCCTGAAGGACTCTCCAGCCATGACCGCGGAGGAAGTCCGAACCCGGTCGGAGATGATGATTAAGCTCCTGGGGCCGACCTTGGGTCGGATCGAGACTGAGCTCCTTAACCCCTTCATCCAGCGTGTCTTCAACATGATGCTTCGCGCGAAGGCGATAGACGCGCCTCCGGCCGAAGTCCTCGAAGCTATGGCGAACGCCCGCGGGCAGATCGACATCGAGTACACGGGCCCCCTGGCGAAGGGCCAGAGGATCCAGGAGGTCTACGCGATCGAGCGGATCTATCAGTTCATAACCCCGATCGCCACAGTCTCCCCCGGAGTGCTCGACATCCTGAATCACGACGAGAACGTCCGCGCGGCCTGCGACGTACTCGGCATGCCGGTGAAGGGAGTCCGGGAGGACGAGGTCGTCAAGAAGATTCGCGCCGATCGTGGCGCCGCGGAGGCAGACGCCGCCCAGGTGGACGCCGATCGCCAGGACGCCGGTACGGTTAAAGACCTTGCCGCGGCTGAGAATAAAAATCCCCAGGGCGCCCCCTTTCCCCCCGGCATCCCTGGTACGGAGGTAGGATCCTTTGGCGGTGAATCCCCCCAGGCTTGATGACGCTCCAGCCCTAGCCGCGCAAGTCTTCGGCAACCCCGCCGGCGAGGCCTTCCTTGCCCACCTCCGGCAAGTCTACTACGACAAGCAAGTCTATAGGCCCGGGATGGATCCACTCGAGGTCGTCTTCCATGACGGCCAGCGGAACCTGGTGGCTTACATCATCACGGCCGTAGCCCAAGGAAAGTCCGGTATCAAGCCCCCCAAGCGCACCAACACCAAGGAGGATGAGAATGGCTGAGCAGACCGCCGACCAGACCACGACCACAACGCCGGATCCGACGCCCCCTCCGCCTCCCCCGGCGAGCTGGCTAGAATCTCTCCCGGTCGACCTGAAGGGCCTCCCGTCGCTCTCGAAGTTCAAGGAGCCGTCGGCCCTCGCGAAGTCCTACGTCGAGCTGGAGAAGAACTTCGGTAACGCCCTCCGGCCCCCCGCCGCAGACGCAGACCAGAAGACGATCGACGCCTTCTATCAGAAGCTCGGCCGGCCCGTCACCCCGGAGGAGTACCAGATCTCGAAGCCTGACGATGTCCCCCTGGACGAGGATACGGAGAAGAGGATCCGCACCCAGGCCTACCGCCTCGGGCTGAACAGCCGGCAGACCCAGGAGATGGTGAACGCCTACGCCGGCGAAGTACGGGAGGCCATACAGGCCAGGAAGGGAGAGGTCGAGAAGGCGGACGCCGCGCTTAAGGAGAGGTGGGGCGGGAACTACGAGCGTAATATCGCCATCGTCGGTCGCACCCTGACCCATGTCGACCCGGAGGGTTCTCTGGCGGCAGAGCTCGCGAGTACCGGGCTGGGGAACCACCCAGGGATGATCGACCTGTTCCTGAAATACGGGAAGCTCCTGGTGGAGGACGGCCTCATTGTTGGAGACGTCGCCGGTATCGCCACGAGGGACTCCGCGAAGGCCAAGATCTCGGAGATGCAAGCGGATCCGAAGCACCCGTACCACACCTCGAAATCTGGAGACCATATCTTCGAGGAGTTCAGGAAGCTGTTCCAGATCGCATACGACTGACCCCGGGTTACCAACCGCGGGTCGTTGGATCGCCACGGCGATCGGTGAAGGGGCCCACGAGGCCCCTTTTCTTTTTAGGTCTTGACAGTCTCTTAATGGAGGGATAATAACCAGCGGTTACAGGGACAATCCAGCTCCCGCTGGATCCTTGGCCGCGGACTGGCCCCCCCAAGGGGCAAGGCGGATCGGGATCGCCCGGTAATCCTCCGAAGGTTGAAGTAGGGCTCCAACCAACTTTCGTGAGGAGGATCCATCAATGTCCACCCAGATCCCGGTCAGCTTCGTCGAGCAGTACAAAGCCAATCTTTACATCCTCTCCCAGCAAAAGGGAAGCAAGTTCCGCTCCTGCGTCTCGGTCGAGTCGGTCACCGGGCAGTCCGCGTACTTCGAGCGCCTCGGCGCCACGGCGGCCGTTCCCCGGATCACCCGGCACGGCGACACCCCGCTCGTCGACACCCCGCACACCCGTCGGAAGGTCAGCCTCACGCCCTACGAGTGGGCGGATCTGATCGACGACAGCGACAAGGTTCGTCTTCTCATCAACCCCCAGTCCGACTACGCCCTCAACGCGGTCAACGCGATGGGGCGGACGATGGACGACCTCATCATCGCGGCCGTAAGCGGGAACGCATACGGTGGCGTGGCCGGCGCGACGGCGATCCCGATTCCAGTGGGTCAGCAAGTCGCCGCCGGTGCGGCCAACCTCACCCTGGCGAAGCTTCTCTCCACGAAGCAAGTCCTCGACCAGGCGGAAGTCGATCCTGGGGAGCGTTACCTGGCAGTCAGCCCGGCGATGCTGTCCGCGATCCTCAACGTCGCAGAGTTCAAGTCCTCGGACTACAACACGGTGAAGGCCCTCGTCCGCGGGGAGATCGACACCTTCCTGGGCTTCAAGTGGATCACGACCAACCGTCTTGCGGCCAACTCGACCGCAAACGGGCACCTCGCTCTCGCGTGGCACAAGCGGGCCATGGGCCTGGCAATGGGCGCGGAGATCAAGACCCGCATCAGCGAGCGGGACGACAAGGCGTACAGCACCCAGGTGTACGTCTCCATGGATCTGGGCGCCACCCGCATCGAGGATGAGGGCGTCGTCGAGATCGACTGCATCGGAGGCTAATCCATGGCGGCTGGAAATCTCAAAAGTACGCAGGAAACCAACCGGACTGCCGTTCCGGTTGTCATGGGCGGCCCGAACGAGAAGGGCAAGCTCCGCGCGGCCTACTTCTCCGGAACGATCACGGGGGCGGATCTCGACATCGGTACGGTCATCGCCCTCGTCCGGCTTCCGGCCGGGTCGAGGGTCTTCGGTGGGTACTGGTACAACAGCGCCGACCTAGGGGTGGCTCTCACGACCCTCGACATCGGAGACGCGACCGTTGCCGACCGTTACGTCGCGGCGCGCGCAATCGCGGACGCGGAGGACGGGTTCAGCTTCCCGCTTGCCGCGGCAACCGGGGGGACTGGCGGGGGAGTCGCTCTTTCGGCGGACACCACCATCCAGGCCAAGAACGCCGGCGGTGTGTTCGTTGCGGCCGGAACCTACAAGGGCTTCATTCTTTACGTTCTCGATTAACCGACCTCTGAAGGAGGATTGATATGGCGGCAGGGAATCTCAAAAGCGATCAGGAAACCAACCGCACGGCCGTCCCGGTCGTGATGGGGGGTAGCAACGAGAAGGGCCGCGTCCATCGTGTGTACTTCAACCACACGGTCGCCGTTGGCGCGGATGTCGACGCCGGCACCAAGGTCGACCTCTGCACCGTTCCGAAGGGGGCCCGCTTCATCGGCGGCTTCTGGTACAACGACGGCCTCTGGGCGAACGGCGCGGTCACGATCGAGATCGGGATCAAGGCGGGGACGCCGAACGCAGATCCCGACAAGTTCGCGAAGACGATCGCCTGTACGGCGGAGAACTTCACCCAGATCCCGAACACCGCGGCCATCGCGGCGACGGCCATCGGGTACGTCTTCCTGCAAGACGAGGTGATCCAGCTCGTGACGGCGGTCGCAGCTCTCGCGGCCGGCGGGATCGCGAAGGGCTGGATCGACTACGTCCTCGAGTAGAAAGCGACCCTAACCCGGGGCCCTTCGGGGCCCCGGTTTTTCTCTACCTGGAGGATCTGATGGATCTCACGATGGCGTTTGACGAGGTGAAGAGGATCAAATCGTACCTCGACGCAATCACCGTTTCAGAGGAAACCATGAAGCGGTTCGTCGAGCTCGAGGTTGCAGTCCCCGCCCTCGAAAAGAAGAAGTCCTCACTCGAAAAAGAGATCGCCTCCCTCGGGCCCGCGTATGAGTCCGCGAAGGTGAACCACAAGGAAGCCCTTCGAGGCCTCGCGTCGGAGGTCTCCGCCGCCCGGGCAGTTTCTCGGAGAGTGGTACGGACGTGTCCCTGAAGTACAACCGCGTCCTCCCGGCGGCGGCAGGATCCTTCGCCCTCTCTGGCCAGGACGTGGCGCTTATCAGGGCATCAGCGATGATCGCCGCGGCTGGTGGATTCTCTATTGTCGGACAGGACGTCGACCTGGTCTACACCCAAGGGAACGCCTACAGTCTCGCCGCCGACCCTGGGTCGTTTGCGATGGCCGGTGACGAGGTGGCACTCCTGAAGGGGTTCCACCTCGCGGTCGGTGTCGGGGCCTTCTCCCTCGTCGGGCAGGATGTTGCCTTCCCCAGGGATTACCGGATCGCCTCCTTGGCTGGGGCGTACTCCTTCCAGGGACGTCCTGTCTCCCTAGTATATAGCGGCGCCGCTCCGGCTGGTGCCAAGGATACCTACATCGTCGGCCTCCGCCGGCGCAGGAGAACATAATGCCATCCGCTATCGACATCGCGAACGCGAGCCTCGGAATGATCGGGGATCAGACGATCACCGCC